GTATGTCGAAACACTGTAAAACGAGCAAGGATGATCGTGTTCGTGAGTTCGGTATGAAGGTTTTCGGATGATAGACACCCCACCGATTGAGGAAAGTCCTCAGTTTTGGCATCCTAATCGGTTTGGGGTTCAGTTTGCACCGGAGTCCTTTCGACAGCAGCTTCGGGGTATACATCACGATTTGGAGGCCACATGGCATCCTCTTCGTGAGCGTTGGTTGGTCTGGTACAAGCGTCCTCGTATACAACACCATCGGTCTAAAGGATGGCTGTTGTTGTTTGTGGTGGAAGACTCTAGTGGTCAATATGTCCCACTGGACACCCGCGCACTTGCCGCATGTTATGAACAGAGCGGTTTTAAGTGGGGGTCTGGTAAGAAATATTGGGCTAGGGTTGAAGAAGAGTCACAGCGAGAGCAAATGGAACGCGATGCTGACCGAGAGCAAGAGCTTTCGGACGTAGGGTCTGATCGATGGGATCATACGAAAATACAGGTCAGTATGCGTGGTCATTCCTCTGGCAGTAAATTTGTGAATCACCATGCGGGGGATTAAGTCTTATGGCTACAGGCCAATCGCTGTTGGACACGATGGAAGTGATGGATCGTGGTCTTCAGCTTCAGTCAGGTGAAACGGGTGTCACGCTCGGTCTTCGTGCCTTAAATTCAGCCCAAGACCACTTTGAGTCCATGATGGCATTACAGACGAATGTCATGGCTTCGAGTATCAGCACTGTCACGACATCGGCCAGCACGGAATCGACAGCTTTTCCTACAGGATTGATCCGACTGGATCGCTTACAGTTTATTGATCCGACGACAAGTCGTCCTTTGTGGGACTTAGAGCGTGTGGGATATACCGGGGATCACTACACTTCGCGTACGTTCTATCCGTCAGTGCAATTCAATGCCACGACCACGGGTCGTCCTGTGCGATACTGGACAAATGGAAGTCACATCTATTGGGATCCGCTTCCTGATGCGACACATACAGTGCGGTATTACGGGATGAAGGCCGCTGATGATATTACGGCAAGTGGGACATTTTCGTATCCAGATATTGTGATGCTGCCGATTGCCCAGTTTGCTGTTCGGATGCTGCGTGTTGGAAAAGATGACGAGGCGGGTCCGGTGATTGACTTAGGGAATCAGATTTTTGGTCCGGTGATACAAACACTGGCACGGTTTAATCGGGATCGTGCGCCTGGTTACGATTATCGGTATACACATACAGAATAGGAGTGCCTGATGGCGTTCATTCAGGAAGATTTTCAGGATATCAGAGATACACAACTCATTAAACGCGCCAAGATTGACGCGGCGAGTAGTGGGGATAATACCCTTGTTGCGGCAGTCACGGGAAAGAAGATTCGTGTCTTGGCCGCATTCTTCACTATGACTGGAACAGCCGTCACTATTCGATTCGAGGATGGGGCTGGTGGAACCGCTCTCACCGGACAGATGGGACCGACTGCGGGACAGACGATTGTCCTGCCGTTTAATCCGGTCGGTTGGTTTGAAACGTCTGACGCCACGCTACTGAATATGGAACTTGGTGGGTCACAGTCGGTTGATGGCGCGTTAGTCTATATCGAGGCGTAAATGGCGAGAAGTACGAGAAGGCGTGTTCGGACGCAAGGCGAGGGGCATCGCACTGGACAGGCATTAAATGTCCCTGGTCAGGAGCAACCGACTCGTCGTGTGCCATTGCCAACGCAGGAGGCATCTTCTTCTCGACAGCAGCGCACCCCTGTTGATATTTATCCAGAACTCAGAGCCAGATTGACAGATGAGCAATTTGAGTCGTTGACGGCTGCTCAGAAGCAGAAGTTGTCACAATTAACATCCTCTTTACCTTCGGATAATTTAGGTCAATACAATAACACCAACTTGAATCCTGCTTCTCGCACACAACACAGCCCGATGATGCAGTTATTGGCTGATTTTGGTGTAACGGATATCACCGCAGATGAATTGAGCGATAAGTTTGGTGGTTTTAGATTGTCAGAAGGAAGCGATGAACCTCTTGCGCTACTTGAAATGCTTTCAAAAGCAGCACCACTCGGAGAATATTACGTTCCGACAACACCGAGAGATTTGCTTCTGATGGGTGCTGGAGGAATAACGGCCACTGGTGCTTCAAATGCTGCATTGACGGGAAGGCGCGTCTTAGGAACAGAGAAAGGTGGTGGATTAGCGAAGTCAGGATTAAGCAGGATCGGTGAAGCCACGTATGGGCCAAGAGTGATGGATAAAGTGGCAGAGCATATGCCGACTGACACTCTATCGAGAATCATAGATGACTCAGATCCCAGTCTCCTTGGTCGGCTTGCACGATATTTTTATCCAAACAAACCGATAACACCTCCTAAAGTTGTCCCAAGTACAAGGACATCAACGAGAAGGGCTGGTGTAACTGAGCAAATCAATACTCCAGATCAGGAAATATTTAAGTATGCGCCAGATCAAGTCCCTGTTCGATATAGAACACAAACAACAGATACGCCTATTAGGGGGACCGAGGGTTCTCTTGGATCTGGACTTGATGTTGCTGCGTCCCAAGCAAGGAAACTACGATCTCCCGGTGCAAGCCCATTTCAAAGAGGAGCCGGTCGTAGATTTATAGGTGATATTAGTACGGAACGAGACTTATTGGGTGGGCGCGATATTACTCATTCGATTGAGGACATTCGTAAGGGTTTAGAAAAAATGCTTAGGAAGTCAAATACCCCCACTCGTCCACCGTGGAGGCCGCTAAGGAGAAATCTTACTCAGGATGATCGCAGCTTCTTGCGATCTCTTAATATTGACGATTCAGGTTTTTAATATGGCAGACATTCAAGTCACAAATACCGATGCGGATCTTTCCGACAATACCTTACTGACGGAAGAGAACGCGTACACGATTACAGGGTTGCACACCTTTAGTCGCAGCACCAATGCGCCGTTTGCGGTAGTTTCTGGTGCAGCGGTGGTGGCGAATCTGGATGCCGATAAGTTGGACGGGATCGAGGCCACAGGCTTTGTGAAGGCTGATGGCACCGTCGCCCTCTCTGCGAATTGGGATTCGGGTGGGTATGAGATTCGGGCCAATACCTTTGAGAGTGATGTAGCGACGGGTACGATTCCTTTGGTCATTGCCTCTACAACCAAATGCACCAACCTGAACGCTGACAAACTCGATGACCAAGAGGGCAGTTATTACCTCGCGGCAGGGAATGCCACTGGCACATTAGCGGTCAATCGTGGAGGCACAGGAGCAGCGACATTCACAGATGGTGGTGTGCTACTCGGAAGCGGGACTAGCGCAATCACCGCGATGGCTGTGCTTACTGACGGACAAATGATTGTCGGTGACGGATCTGGTGATCCTGTTGCTGAAAGTGGCGCAACCCTCAGAACCAGTGTTGGTGTCGGGACAGGGGACAGTCCTCAGTTCACAGGTATTGAACTCGGCCATGCGACTGATACGACACTCACTAAAGCAAGTTCTGGCGATGTCAACATCGAGGGCAACATTATTTACCGTGCTGGAGGCACCGATGTTCCTGTCGCTGACGGAGGCACAGGTGTTGGCACCCTCACCGATGGGGGTGTGTTGTTAGGGAGCGGCACCGGAGCTATTACTCCGATGGCGGTCCTAGCTGACAGTGAGATGATTGTTGGCGATGGGTCGGGAGATCCTGTAGCCGAGAGCGGAGCCACATTACGCACCAGTATCGGCGTCGGTACCGGAGACAGTCCAACCTTTACAGCCGTCACAGTTGGTCAAGCTGACATTACGGCTGAAGGTGACTTGCGCTTACAGGATGCGTCCGGTGGACAATATGTAGGACTTGATGCTCCTGCCACCGTATCTTCCTCCTATACCTTAACGCTGCCAGCAGCGATTGGTTCCGTGAACCAGTTCCTGTCTATCAACAATACCGATGGCACCCTCCAATGGGCATCTGCCTCGGCAGCAACGACCGCTGCGGGATCAGACACCCAAGTCCAATACAACGATGGCGGGACGAACTTTGGGGGTGATGCAGGACTGGTCTACAACGACAGCACGGATCTCTTAACGTCAGGCAAGCTCGCCACAACAGATACATCTGCAACCAGCATTGATGTGGCTGGCGGGATTACGGCTGGTACCGGCAACGTCGCTATTGTGAATGCGGCAGGGAAAATCCCTGAACTCTCATCAACGTACTTGGCAGATTTAAGCGGAGCCAACCTCACCGGAGTTAGTGCTGGAAAGGTTCTCCAAGTACAGAGCTTCAACTACACCGCGCAGGTCGGATCGACCTCATCGACGTTCGCCACAACAAATGTCCTCGACAAAATTACGTTGGCAGACTCAAATAACAAGGTTCTGGTGATCGTGACTATCGGTGGTGTTGGCAAGTCTGGAGCCACTGGCGTTAATATCCGCGTTCGACGAGCGATCTCAGGTGGCGCAACCAGTACGATGAGCGGTGGAAACATCGAACACAACATGGCATATACCGCGTCATCGGCAACAAACTATGCCGGTGCCTCTTCGTTTACGTATTTTGATAACCCGACAACGACATCGGAGTTGACGTACACGGTTGAATTTGCGAATGCTGCCAATGCGTCCAACACCTACGTCATGCTTAGTAATGGTCGGGGATCAATCACGCTGTTGGAGATAGAAGTATGATTCACTTAAATGAATTGTTCCATAACACGTTGAATGTGATTGTCTGGAAAGTTCCCGGTGCGAAGTGTGTCGTTGACGGGCCGGGGATGGATGGGGTGTTACGAGAAGGGTCATGGGAAGGGCCGGGAGATCCCCCATCAACAGAAACGATTGAAGGATGGATACAGGAATTCATTGACGAGGAAATCAGTATCGACCTCGACGCTGAGAATCGAGTGACTGAGGAATCCTTAGCTGCAAGCTACGCCGTGTTTGAAGTCACGACTGGTTCACCTCCGACTGACGCTGAAAAACAGAGCCTCCATGACTCGATGGTCGAGAACATGAAACAGAGCCTCCATGAAGAAGCCTGACTACGACTGGTGGATTCAGCATTCGCATACGGATAGCGCGTTTCTCCTGCTGGCTGATTCGCCTGAACTCTTTGAACAATCAATTTTGTCGCGGTTGAAAAAAGTCAAGCGCAAACCAGACCAGGGTGTCATCAATCAAGCGACGTATCGAGCGATTCACGAACAGGATCGGTTCGGGTCGATGTCGTCGATCCTTGATGCTATTCAGCCTGAGCCAGAGGTGGTTTCCTCTCGCCCTTTTATGGGGAGTTTACGGACTGACCGACACGCTTTACGTGACGATCAGGGTTCATTTCCAGCCGTAGGTGTCAGTGCGTTCTGGTCCCCGTGGGCGGTCAAATACAATCCCGGTCAACTGGAACGCCTTGCGGAATGGGCGAGTGGATGTGGGATGACGTATGTGCGGTGGTTTGGCGCACATGACTGGCCGGGAGGTATCAATCCTTACAACGGACACAGTGTCGATCCGTCCTACTTCTCACTCATGCAACAGACGATTGACTCTCTTGCAGAATGTGGTCTGCGCTCTCAGATTACGATGTTTACCAGGCGTAAGATGATCAAGGATGCCGAAACATTGGCGCGAGGATGGGCCGACCTCGTGAAAGAGAATAGGGATAAGGTCTGCCTCGTTGAGTGTGTGAATGAATGGAACCATACACATAATGATTGGTCGGATAATGAGGTCCGGTCGGCGTCTGCGGCATTTCAGGAGCGTTGTGATGTTCCATTTGCTTTATCTGCGACTTCCGCTGAGACATGGGAGGACATGAAAGAGCGGTTAACGCATCTCTATACCGGCTCATCGGCTTCAGCGACAACGATTCATTTCCCTCGTTATCAATCTACACATGAAGGAGCATGGAGATGGGTTCGGCAACCGTGGCATGGACGCTGGCCGATTGAAGGATGCCCTGAATTTGTGGTCGATAACGAACACCAACGATGGGATAAAAGCTCTAGCGGAAGAGAAGTCGCGGTGGCTGCGGCGGCTCCGCTCAATGCCTTTATTGCGGGTTGTGGGATGTCTACACACCATGATGTCTTTGGGGTTCACATCAAAAACGGCGAGTACAGCTCAGACTTGGCCTCTCAGCGACTCCAGAAGGTCTTGTCGAAGGTTATCCCTCTCTTGCCCCCTGATGTCGCTAATTGGCAGTCTACGCGGGTTGGTGAGGGTGGTGGCCCACATCCATTTCCCTCCCTGTTGAACCAGCAATGGAGTACGGAAGATACGGATACTGGCGTGTCACGCTCATTTGCAGCCGTTCGTGGTGATGATTTTGTCATGTGCCTGAACGGAGTTCGTGGCTCAGTCACACTCCATGAGTCACATCCCAAAAAATTTCGCGTGATTTCTTTGGACGATGGCGTCACAATTCACGAAGGGCATGGGCCGACCATATTAAGCGAGGTTAATGGTCAAGCATTCTATGTAGGGACGATGTAATGAGTAACGGATCTGGTACACAACGGCGTCCTATACCTGGTTTGTAGTGGTTGCCCGAGTGGATTCAGGATTTTGAGCAACCAATTCCCGGTGCGGAATGGCTCCGCGATCAGGTCGAACCAGGAAGTGTCATGGACCCATGGGCAGAAAAACAGGCACGAGATTTTCTCCGTGCGTTAGTTCCGCAGAATGTCCATGATATGGCATTGGAAGGACTTGTTGGGATGATTGCTGGACCTGTTATCGGAAAAGCGGCACGAGCGGTGTCGCGTAAATTTAATCCCCCATTCGATGCTTCGCGTCGAGCATTTGGAAGGGATACAGGAGGAGGGGATTTATTAGAACAAGTCCAAACGCGGGACGC